GGAGCCGCGTTCATCGCGACATGCGGACACGAGTCTGGAAACTTCACAGTCTTTTCAGAGAATCTGAACTATTCGGCTGATGCTCTTCAGAAGGTATTCAAGAAATACTTTCCTAACGCTGCAGTAGCAGCATCATACGCTCGCAAACCAGTCGCAATTGCGAATAGAGTTTACGCGAATCGTATGGGTAATGGTCCGGAATCTTCTGGCGACGGATGGAAACATCGCGGTGGTGGCGCTATCCAGCTCACTGGTCGAAAGAACATCGGCGCATTCGCGTTTGCGAAAAACATCACAATCGAACAAGCGACCGATTACATCAGAACTCCTGCCGGAGCATTAGACTCTGCAGGATGGTTCTGGAAAGTCAACAATCTTTCCAAATACGGCGATCAAGGATTATTCCAGGCTGTTCAAGGTCTTGTGAATGTTGGCAGAGCCAATGCAACTATTGCTCAGATCAATCATTGGAACGATCGTCTACAAAGATACAACAGAGCTAAGAAAGCTCTAGGAGTCTAAATAAATTGAATACTTTAGAAATGATCCAGAGGAACATTAATGGCAGATAAATTCCAAAAATTTTACGCAGCTCTAGAATCCCCTGCGGATCACGCTTTCAACATTACGCCAGTCAACGGCGCTAATCTAGCATTCTTTACTAGAGGCATTTATGTCGGAAATACCGGAAACGTAAACTGTGTATTCGTTGGGGATACGGCGAATACAGTTCTACCATTTGTTCCTGCAGGAACACTGTTACCATTCAGAATTAGTCAAATTCATTCTACAGGTACGACTGCTTCAAATATCGTAGGTCTCTGGTAGAATATAAATGAGGTTCGGCCTAAACTTTAGTATTAAGTGGAACGGTATACCACTGTCGACACCACCTACAATTCTGTCATTGAACAGTTTTTCGGTGGCTGAGAATTCGACTTTCGATTTACCGCTTCTGGCTGACATAGAAGGTGGAGTTTGGTCTATTCAATCCGGATTGGACGCGGCCGAATTTTCATTGGTAGATGAACTCTTAACTTTTTCAGCTCAAGATTTTGATACAGATATTAGTGTTGGAACCAACAATATCTATCAGTGTGTAGTTCGTTACACATTAGGTGGCCAATACGCTGAAACGACTATTAGCGCGACAGTACTAAATGAGCAGGTTGAAATTCTTCTTAGTCCTGCGACTAGTTCAAATACACAGAGCACTTACCCCACCAGCAACAGCACATCTCCGGAGGTAACTGTAAGCGTTCCGCTTGGCGTCAATGGTGTATTGCTAGCATTCGTTCACAAATCAACGAACTGTACCTGGACTGCCACGGCAGGTGGTGACAACATGACTCTCCTTACGTCAGCAGTACAGGATGAAGGCGGCGCTAACTTCAATTCTATGGCAATCTTCGGCATGGAGAACCCACCTGCTGGTTCCATGACCGTCATCGGAACACCGAGCGATCTGGGTGGGGTGACAGGTCGCCGTGGTATCACTGTACTCTTCATGGAAAGTGCTCGCTGGAGTGATATTGTTGTTGGTACACCGTACGAGAATGAAGCTGGCCTAACCCAATACTCTGCTGCGAATCAGATCACGACCGATGAACCCGACATGACCGTATTTGGTTTGATTTGCGGTGGTACGACAATATCAGCCTTCACTTGGATCGATTATCCAGATAATACTACAGGGTTCGATCCAGTCGCTACCTCTGGTTCTACATCCTGTTACGGTGTCTTCTATCGAGAGGTGAATACACCTGGCGCACAATCGTTTAACAACTTCGGGTTCCTAACTTCAGCTACTTCTGGAGGAACCCGGGTGGCCGATCCTGGCCGCCGAATTAACATGGTGTCAGTCGCAATCAAAGGATTAGTTCACCAGGAACAGCTGCCAATCTATTACTTTAGCTCGGCCGGCAACGACAGTAATGATGGCTTCTCTGAAGGCGCGCCCAAGAAGAGCATCGAGGCTCTAGAAGCACTCATGCCGCTAGGATCGGGTGCACGCATTAAGCTCAAGAGTGGTGAGTATATTCGCCGTACCACCCCTATTTCTGGCACTACTACTCCTCTGTTGAATCTCACTCATGAGGGTACTGCTCTCGCACCAGTAGTATTTGAAACTTATGGCGGTAGTGAGCCAGGATGGCTTAGTGGCGATATATTATATCCAACTGGATGGGTAGCGACCACATCAGCAGAAACTAATCCTACAGCCAACTCTCTGGGTGCTGAAACTCGGAGTATGGGAACGACTGCTGCGGACAAACCAAAAGCATGGTTTCCTTGTATAGATGGCGAAATGCTAGAACCTTGCCAATGGTCCGCTTCTCCTCTTGCAGATGTGAACGGATACGCCTCTGCTATTGATGCATGGGACGACAGCTACGATGGTACCGACAGCTTCCATTTTCCGGCTGCCGGAGATATTCAGTCGGGTAACACTTACAACGCTGCGAAGAAAGTTCGGTGGTCTGTTGGCGGTATTGGTTACATAATCGAGATTGAGCATCCCGATATAGCTACTCATTATGGCGCTGATCCAATGGTAGGAGCTCTGTGTGCCTGGAGACATGCCGGAAACCAAACAGTATGGTCCCGCATCACAGATTATAATCAAGGTACGTCTACTATCACATTTGAGGGAACTTATGCTCCTCATTCGTCATTTTTCTGGGCTATTATTCAGCATCCGAAAGATCTCGTCAAAGTCGGACAATATTGTTGGTCTCTGGATGATACCAAAGTTCACGCTCTCTGGCCAGCCGGATCGGTTAAATCTATCGCCCAAGGTGCTATCGGTATCCAGGTTTCGTCGGCGCATTCTACCTTCAATAACATAGGAATTTGTAGAACCGCCTCCGAAACAGGAAATACAACAGACGGCATGTTCGAAGTTAACGCAGGTGTGAGTTACGGAACTACCACAGATCTTCACTTCAAGCAAGCTCTAAACCCCGAACGAACTTCTTGTATTGCTTCTCCATCATCCGGCGCGGAAACGACGAACTGGACATTCACCGACACAAAATTCGAACATTGCCGACATCACAGTGGTTTCCGTCTAGGAAAGGTGAGCGGATGGTTGATCGATGGTGTTTATGCTAGACGCTTGGGCCGAACCATTATTGCGATGAACGGCTCCACTAATGCCACAATTGCCAGAAATATAGATTGCTGTGATCATTATGCAATTCACGGCAATGTTGTGTCCGAGTATCAAGGTAGTTATAATAACACCACCGACAAGGTTGGAGCCTTGAATATCGCCAGCGGTATTACGGCTCAAATGAAGGGGGCGGACGACGTCCCAGCATCTAAAGGCAGCACACGCCAAAACATCATTATTTCTATGGACCGCCCCGTGAGCACGAGTATAGGCGTTGCCTATGACAATCAGACTTCCGCCGTTAGAATTGATGGAAGTGACACTAATGTTACTTGGAATAGAATTCTAATACCACTGTATGGCACTATTGGGATGAGCATGAATACCGAGGCTGATAGTCCTGGTTCAGTCAAGGATAATGCTGGCTCTACAATTCAACGTAGTTTCCTCGGGGCCATGTCATCTTCTGACGACAATCCGTGGTATGGTTTGAGGGATTGTGATATCGACGCTGTGTTGGTGAACAGTACACCCTTTCAGAGTTCACTCGCAGTTTGGACTGACCATGTGACGCGCGGAGGCGCGTCTGGATCTGTAACCAACAGTGAATTCGATGCAACGCAAACTTGGACTGGCGCCATGTCTGATAAGATGTGGGAATATATGACGCGAAATGATGCGAGGTCAGGATACGAAGCGATTCAGCTTGGACCAGATAGCTGGAATTGGCAGATTCCAGCTTACGGTGGAACTCGTACTATGGTGGCGCTGGATCTCACAACCAAGACGTTCAAGCCTAATCGTCAGATTGGTAAAACGCTTGGCGCCATCATCAAAACTATGCCTGGTTCAACCCTCAGTCTTCCTGCAGGACAAGGTGACAATGACGCATACTTCGCTATCGACAGAGGAGTTGTTATCGTGACCGCGCTGATGCCAGCAGGTGCTTATGATTTGGTCGTGCGTGAAACGAATGCTAGTGCCAGTAATGGTCCGACGCGAGATACAACTATTCAGATTGTAGTCGCTTAATACGCATGATTCTAAAATTTAACAAATACATTACGGAAAATCGCAACTCAATCCTGAAGCTCGAATATCATTCAGGACTGAGTAAGAAAGTCTGGAAAGATGACAAACTCCGACCCGAGCTGCGCCAACCTCTTCTAGACTTTGCTCGCGAATGGATGGAATTTGCTAGACTTCCTCTAGATTCCATTACTGATATCACATTGACCGGAGGTATGGCAAACTTCAACTATACCTCGTTGTCTGATCTAGATCTTCATATCATTGTCGACGAGGCCAAACTTCCATTCAGCGATACTGAATTTGCGCATGAATACATCATGGACAAGAAGAATGAATGGAGTCATACGCGCGATTCCAAGCTCGCAGGATTCCCAGTAGAGATATATGCTCAACAACAATCCGAACCATTTTCAGCTGGTGGAGTGTACTCCATTACAAACAACAAATGGGTTCGGCATCCTAAGAATCTGAAACTCGATTTTTCACATCGGGACGATCTAGTAGCTCGCGTGATAGATATATCTAGTCAGATCGAGAACATCAACGACCTAAATACCGCTGTTCAACTCAAGGAATTCATTCGCGATTTACGTTCACAAGCTCTTCGAGATGGCGACGAATTTTCGGATGGTAATCTGGTTTTCAAAAGCCTGCGAAATCGCGGTGATCTCGACAAGCTCAGCATGTTCATAAAAAACAACGAGAACGTCTAAAAACAGCTTTACAATCGTATCCTCACGAGGTATAAGTAAGCTCTAAGTCACTTATGCGAGGAGATTTCAAATGGAACATTACAAGCGAATCTTCGCCTCTGCTGCACCTCCTATCGATATTTTGTCTCTCGCTAGTGGGACCATTCGTATTCGCCCAGTAAAAACTCTATTCAATAGAATGCTTCCAGAATACGTCGTGGAAACTTACGACAAAAACGAAGTTCGCCGAGTCGACAAGATTGTCGAGTTATTCAACGAGGAGGTTTAAGATGCCGTTCGACAAACAAATCGGGAGACTTCGAGTCCGCGTAAACGAGAACGGTATGAAGATGCACGATTATGGACATGGGGTTGAAATTTTATGTCCAACAGGATGGAATTCTTCTTGCCCAATGCAGACTCATACGATTTCAGTCGATGAACTTCGCGATTTGCATTACGTCATCGGACGAGCTATCGAGGCAGCTTCGAGGGAACGGTTGTGATTTTTAACAAGGGAGGTTTAATGCAACAAAGTAAACTCTATCTGTATATCTTCGTTCGTCATAACATTCCAGTAGCCAATCAGATTATTCAGGTTGCGCATGCTGTTAGTGATTGGGCTTCGTGGAATTCTTTTACTGAACAGCCAACCATTGTTCTGATCGGTGTTCCTACCGAATTCGATCTAGGAATAATTTCTCAAAGATTCGGAAACGAGGAACAGTATGCATTTCATGAACCAGACTATCCGAATGGAGTTTCGGCCCTCGTGTTCCCGACACTCGAAGAATATCGGAGCACGTTCGCCGAATTTGAGACCTATAAATCGTTCAACAACAAAGAAGGAGTGAAGAATGAGAAACTTTCAGAAACGCAAGCCTAGTCCACTTCAAGAGTGGAAGGCTCAATACAAGTATGTTTCAAACCGTATCAAGACTCTGAAGAAGAATACTCGTCAGGGTCATGTTTGGGGCCAATTCAAGGTTCCGAAGCAGCAGTCGTTCCTTGTCATGATGAAGGCTGAAGCGACCGAGATGATGTTCATTCGGGATTTTGCTCGGGACGAAGCTCGCCGCCTCGCTGAAATCAAGGCGTAGAAATGTTCTGGACATTTCTGACCATCTACGCAGTCGGATTGTTTTTATCCGCGATGGTTCGAGGGTGGTATCTGGCTCGACGGGGTATAGATGATGTCAATAGTAATTCTGGTCAAAGGGCATTACCTATTCAATTTTTGTTCATTTGGCCATTTATAGCCATGATCGCAGTTCCGTGGATTTTCATTACGATAGGTGCTGTTCTCGGCAATAAAATGTCTAAACTTAGGAAGAAATCGTGAATCTTTTTATTCTGCTTGTAATAGTCTATTTTGTAGTTCTGGGATTCCTGTATTTCGGATACGGTTATTATTGTGCCAGACGAGGTATTTCCAGACATACTAATACTGCTAGCTTTTATGAACTTCTAATACTCATTTGGCCAATATCTATGGTTACGCTTCCGTTTACAGGGATGTTTTACGTGTTGAGTATAGTCTTAGACAATATTCGGAAAGCAGGAACAAATTTAGCGAACAGGAGTTCAAAGTAACATGCCTACAGGCTACACATATCCAGTAGAAAATGGTGAGATCGAGTCTCTGAAAGATTACGCATTCACTTGCGCTCGAGCTTTCGGAGCTCTAATCTCTCTTCGAGATGATCCGCTTTCTGCAGTGCTTCCTGATGATGTTTCATCTTCGGATAGTACTTATCATTTAGAGGAATTACAAAAAGCTCACGATTCTTTGAAAGAAGAAAATCTCTCATTAGACAAATTCTTGGCCCATGTAAAGTTTCAGTATGATTGGCACACAAACGCGATTCAAGAAGAGATTGTTAAAAGCGGACGTATTAAGGCCATGAAAGCCAAAGTTCGCGCATGGGTTCCACCGACTCCAGATCACGAAGCACTCAAAAATTTCATGGCATCCCAACTAGATATTGGCGGCGGCGAAGACGACACCATGATAGATTATTATCAAAAAGAACTACAAAAATTGAACACCGCTTCTTACAAAGAATGGAAGAAAGAACAAATTCGACAAGCTGAAAGAGATATCGACTACCATCAAGGTAAGATCGCCGAGCAACGCGTACGCGTCGACAATAACAACAAATGGATCCGTGAACTCAAAAATGCCTTTGTTGAAAGCTGATACTAAGGTATAATGAACGCTTCATTCGATAAAGGACATACAACTTGATCTATACCTCGGCATTTGTTAGAGGCAACTACGTATACTACCGTGGTCGAAACGAATCTGGTCAGCGCATCTCGAGGACTATTCAATACAATCCGTATCTCTTCATCAAATCGAAGTCTGAAGAATCAGAATTCAAGACGCTCCAGAACATCCCGGTAGAGAAAGTTTCATTCGAATCTATTCGCGAGATGAAAGACTTCCGTGACAGATACAAAGACGTATCAGGATTTCAGATTTACGGTATGGAGAAGGCTCTATACACATTCCTGAACGATCATCATCCGAAAGATATCATCTACGATAGATCTAAGCTGTGTATCACGACAACCGATATCGAAGTCGACTCTGATACGCATTTTGCATCAGTCGAGAATCCTGATCAAGAAGTCATCTCGATTTCGTTCAAAGTCGAACACAAGGGTAAAACCAAACGATACATGTTCTCACTCTATCCGTGGGAAACTTGCCCCGAGGATGTTGAAAACATTGTGTGTTCCGATGAAGAAGATCTTCTAGAACGATTTCTAGACTTGTGGCAAAAGACTGATGTCGATATTGCGACTGGCTGGTTTTGCGATCTATTCGATTTTCCATATCTTTACTACAGAATGTGTCGCATCCTCGGCCCTGATAAAGCAAAGAAGCTCTCGCCATGGGGTATGGTTTCAGAAAGCGAACGAACCGATAAGAAGGGTCGAACTAACAAAGCCGTCGCCTTCCAAGGTATTGAGATTGTAGACTACATGAGGTTGTTTGAGAAGTTCACGTATACTTCTCAGGAGTCGTATGCTCTAAATCATATTCTGAAAGTGCTTGGCCTTCCACCGAAAACTGATTATGAAGGTACTCTGGCTGATCTATACAGCTCAGACAAAAACAAATTCTACGAGTATAATCTGCGTGATACCGAAGCTGTTTCTGATATTGATGCGAAAGAAAAGCTGCTAGACTTGGCTCTTACCGTCGCATACTCAGCACGTATTCCTATTCAAGATGTATTCGGATCAGTATCACTCTGGGATCAAATCATCCATTGGGAAATGCTGAACCGAAACATCGTCGTATCTCCGATGAAGCGTTCGGTCAAGTCTGAACAGTATGCTGGCGCATACGTCAAGATTCCAAAGCCAGGCAAATATCGCTGGATTGTATCCGTCGACTACGCATCGCTGTATCCGTCTCTAATCATCTGGGGCAATTTCTCTCCAGAAACCGCCCTCGGTCGGCTCGACGAAGATTACGATATCGACGATATTCTAGCGCGTAAATTGTCCGAACGAGTCCAAACTTTCCTGAAAGATCATAATCAGGCTCTCGCTGCGAATATGACCGTCTGGGATCGAACGACGCTTGGCATCTTCCCTGAGATTTGTCTCGCGAAACTTGCTGATCGTAAGACCTATAAGAAGAAAGCGATTGCAGCTAAAACCGAGAAAGAGCGCTTGAAGAAACTCGGTGAACTCTCAGCCGGTAAAGAAAAAGAGTTAGACTTTGAGATTGCGCGCTGCGATAACATGCAGAAAGCTCTCAAGATTATGATCAACTCTCTATATGGCGCCATCGGTAATGCGTTCTTTAGATACTATTCGACAGACTTTGCCGAAGCTATTACGCTTTCTGGCCAGCTCGCTGTTCAATGGATTGAGGTTCGCATCAACGAATACCTCAACAAGTTGTTCAAGACTTCCAACATCTCCTACGTCGTATATGGCGATACAGACTCAGCATATATCACACTAGAGCCGATCGTCAAACAAGTCTTCGGTGAAAACACTCAGAATACGAGTAAGATCATCGACTTCATGGATAAGATTGTCGAAGATCATATTCAGCCGTTCATCAACGAAAGTCTTCAAGAACTTGGATCCATGATGAATGCGATGAACTACGAAGCTCTCGATATGAAACGAGAAGCGTTGGCGGACGTCGGTATCTGGACGGCCAAGAAAAACTATGCTTTGTCAGTCTATGATAACGAAGGTGTTCGGTATGCGAAACCTGATCTGAAAGTCATGGGTCTGGCAGCTGTGAAGTCATCAACTCCAGAATTCTGTCGCGATAAACTCAAAGACGCGATCAAGATCATGCTGTACGATTCTCAGGATGATCTCTACAAATTCATCGATGAGGTTCGCAACGAGTTCGTCGATCTGAAATTTGAACAAATAGCATCTCCGACAGGTGTGAACGGTCTTGACAAATACAAAGATCGCAAAGACATCTATATAAAAGGTACGCCAGGTCATGTGAAAGCTGCGCTCATCTTCAATCATATGGTGAAAGAGCGTGGTGTGAATAACAAGATTCAGTATATTCGAGACGGAGATAAGATCAAGGTCATCAATCTAAAGACTCCGAATCCATTCTTTTGTGAAACGATCGCATTCCCATTGAAGGTTCCGAAAGAGTTCCAAGATATCGAGAAATACTTCGATGTCGATGCAGCCTTCGAGAAGGGTTTCATTTCGCCACTACAGAAACTTACTGATGCGATTGAATGGAAAGTCGAAAAGAAAAGCTCGCTCGAAGATTTCTTCTAAAGAAAGAGCTTTTCAAACTCTTCAGAATGAAGTATAGTGACTAAGTCAAATGGGGCTGTGGATGGGTTCGATTCCCGTCACAATTGGTATCAGAGCCCAAGGCCTCATGAAGAACAGCGTGCGATTCTTCATGAGGCCGCCATGGTTTCAAACTCAAAAGGAAAAATATGTCATCACTCAAAGACCGTCTGATTAAGAATTCGACGTTAGATTACACATCGTCGCTTAAAGACTCCGATATTTTCAACGAAAAGGATATGATTCCCACAGTAGTTCCTGCTGTGAATATTGCGCTGTCTGGTAGAGTCGACGGCGGACTAGTTCCGGGTCTTACTGTCATTGCCGGCCCATCCAAGCACTTCAAGACTGGTCTAGGACTGTTGCTTTGCAGAGCCTTCCTTGAAAAGTACGAGGATGGTATCATTATGTTCTACAATAACGAGTTCGGAGCTCCTCCATCGTATTGGGAATCTTACGGGATCGATACCGATAAGATTGTTCACTGCCCATTCGCAGACATGGAAGAACTGAAATTCGATATTCCGAAACAGCTGCAAGAAATCAAGCGTGATGATAAGGTTCTGTTCTTCATCGACTCTATTGGCAACGCGGCCTCTAAGAAAGAAGTCGAAGATGCGCTGAACGAAAAGTCGGTCGCAGATATGACGCGGGCCAAGCAGATGAAGTCGATTTTCAGAATCATCACGCCGCATCTGACTCTGAAAGATATTCCGATGATCGCGATCAACCATACGTATCAGGAGCAAGGTATGTTCCCGAAGACGATCGTAAGTGGCGGTACAGGTGTGATGTACTCAGCGGATAACGTCTTTATCATGGGTCGTCAGAAGGATGCGAATGGTACTGAAATTCAAGGATGGAACTTCGTTCTGAATATCGAGAAATCTCGATTCGTGAAAGAGAAGTCTAAGATCAATCTGAAAATCACCTACGAGAACGGTATCGATATCTATTCTGGTATTCTTGATCTCGCGATTGAATGTGGTCTACTTGTTCAATCTGGCGCATGGTATCAACTCGTAGACTTGAAGACTGGTGAAGTCAATCCTGCGAAGATCAGAAAATCTGCAGTGAATGCTGCGGTGCTGGATCCAATTATTGCATCTGATAAGTTCAAAGAATTTGTCAGTAACAAATATCGAGTATCTTCCGGTAAAATGTTCAAGGAAGACTCAACCGAATCTGAAGCCGAAGAATATATGGAGAGTCTAGAAGATGAGTGACGAACGCAAATATGGGGTCTTTGCTTACTGGAGTGAAGATTTTCAAGAATGGAAAGTCTTCGGGCTTTCCGATCAAAATGCGCCAGATGTTCCCGTACAGGTTTACAGCGTCGACAAAGATCAACGCGTAAAAACTTTGTACGCGTTAGAAGATGAGTATCCAGCACTTGCTGGTAAAATCCAATTCATAGAAATTCCCTACATGACTGAATATGCCCGTAATAAAGATTGACGATCAATCAGTTTACATTCGTCCTACAAAAGGTTATACTTCACTAAGTGAAAATGACGAATGTGAACTGCGTCAATTCTAAAATCTTCTAAGAAGAATGCACAAGTCCAAACAACGAGGTAATATTGGCAGATTCAGGAAAGCTCTTAGCGACCACAATTCTTCACAATCTAATACTGAATGAGTCATACTCTAGGAAGACTCTAGCATTTATCAAGCCCGAATATTTCAAAGAACCATCAGAACAAAAGCTCTTTTCGTTAATCAGTGAATATACGCAAAAGTATAGTTCCCCGCCTTCTAAGGAAGCATTGCTCATAGATCTAGAAAATGCTTCGGGAGTTACTGAAGAAGTCTTTGAGCAAATTCAAGAAACGATCAAAGATGCTGAAATCGATGAAAAGACCAATCTAGATTTCCTTGTATCGAAGACCGAAGACTATTGTAAAGACCAGGCCATCTATAATGCTCTGGTTGAGAGTATCTCCATCATCGATGGGAAGAAGGATTCTACCGGCATCGCCGTCGGTCAAATTCCCAAACTTCTCGAAGATGCGTTAGGTGTATGTTTCGATACAAACGTCGGCCACGACTTCGTCGCTGATGGATTGAGTCGATACGACATATATCATGAACGTCTGAATAAGATTCCGTTCCACATCGAGTTCTTCAACAAGATCACCAAAGGTGGCATGCCGCGCAAGACTCTGTCTTGCATTCTGTCAAATCAGACTGGCGGCGGTAAGACTTTGACCATGTGTGACATGGCAGCAAATAATCTCATGGAAGGTTTCAACGTCTTATACATTACGATGGAAATGAGTGAGATCATGATCGCGAAACGAATCGACGCGAATCTCATGAACTTCACTCTAGACGAGCTCGATACGATTCCGAAAAGTTCGTTCGAGAAGCGATACGGCGAGATGAAAGCCAAAATCAAAGGTAAACTCATTATCAAAGAATACCCGACGGGCGCGGCCCATTCTGGACATTTCCGTCATCTTGTTCACGAGTTGAAAGCCAAGCAGGGATTCGTTCCAGATGTAATCTATGTCGACTATCTGAATATCTGTTCGTCCGCGCGTGTGAAAATGAGCGGGTCGGTCAATACGTATACCTACGTGAAAACGATTGCCGAAGAGCTTCGCGCGCTTTCAATCGAAACCAATACGATGATGATGACGGCGACTCAAGGCAATAGATCGGCTCTGGGATCTTCAGACATCGGTCTGGAAAACACTTCGGAATCAATCGGCCTTCCTGCGACTCTCGACATGATGTTGGGTATCATGACTTCCGAGGAGCTCGATGATCTTGGCGCTGTGATGTTCAAACAGCTGAAGAATCGATACGGGCCGATTGATATTCACCGACGATTCCTGGTCGGCATCGATCGCAATCACATGCGTCTATATAATCTTGACGAAGAGGTCTCTAAGAAATTCATCGGAAAGGATATTGCTGATAAGGACGAAGGTCCGGTCATGGACAAAACGACTTTCGGCAAAAAAGATGATGCTCAACGAAAAAAGAACTTTACATCCTTTGAGTGATGACGTATAAATAATCCATGGAGCGGTTGTTCCATCGTTTTGGAAACCTTTCAGGATTTCTGTTTCAAAACGGTTAAGAAATCCTAGTCCTGGCGCCAGGATGCCGGTCTTTGAAATTGCGGTCACTATCTACTGGAGCTCTAGCTTAATTGGCAAAGCAACAGGATAAGGCGACGACTCTCGGAATGCTTTCGGAAGGCCAACGAAAGACTATGGGACGAGCTGTAACTGGAAGATATTCCTGATCGGTCGAGGGTAATACCTCGAAAATGGAATGGGCTTCAGTAGATAGTGACTAAGAAGCGGTGCTACACAGCCTGACTGGTAAGTCTCTCACAGCCTCCTGGGAGCACGGTTGATAGGGTGATAGTGTGTTAAATGGTGGGATGAGAAGCCCAATTCCAGCCAATCAAGTTTTATATTGTCGGAGAGTGCCGTCGGGGTATCTCGGTGTAACTCCGAGGCTTCAAGAGTGGCTCTTGAGGTGGTGATAGACCATCCGAGTTCAATCCTCGGACTCTCCGCTACTATTTTGTGCTGACTCCAGCCGGTGCTGGTGATCCCTTACTCGATGGCATCGCAGTGTCGTTGAGACCTTCTGCGAAAGGATGGGAGATAGGCTGGTTCGACTCCAGCAGTCGGTATCCATTCATGAGGAATATCTATGAAAAAATCAGATCTTACACCATTTGAAATCGAACTGTTGGAATGTTTGCGCAAATATCGCGCAACGGAATTTGAAACAGTTCGAGATAGCAAAGATGTTGCCTTGCTATGGCAAGAAGCTGATATTCTGCTCTCGAAGGTTCCTAAATTTGACGATCCTAATCTGCGATATACGTCGCAGAAATATCAAGATTTCTTGGACTTTCAAGCGCGCGTTTATAAATGGGGAGAGACGCCAAGATATATTGTAGATCATAAGTTTGTAGATTGACTATTCTAGACCATTGTCAATCGAAATTCGAATGTGATTGGATCTATTAGCTCAGCCTGGATACGAGCAATCCCATTGCAGGGAGAGGTCATGGGTTCAAATCCCATATGGATCGTTGCTGTTCGGACGTCATGACTCTGGACAGACTTTCACAGTCGAAGAATTGGTGCAACACAGGTTCGTCGTAGGGTCTGAACTGATAGTGTGTTAAATGGAGAGATGAGCCCTCCGTCGAAGCTCCCCAGCCCATCACTAATTACAACTCAACGTGGAAATATAAAGAAAGGACCATCTACCGAGTAGTCTTCTATAGGAAGGCACACAAACAATCCAGTGTCTCAACGAAAGCCCAAAGTAGGCGAGAGACTCCAATCCGCAAGAAAGGAGAATCCACCGATGAAAGCAATTGTCGCGACCTTCATTGCAGTGTTACTTGCACTGATTCCTACCGCTGTCGAACCTGCTATCGTAACTTTTGAACAAAAAGAAATTCGATGCATCGCCAAAGGTATCTATCACGAAGCAAGAGCTGAATCTCTAGAAGGACAAAAAGCAGTTGGTTACGTCATCCTGAATCGATCAGATTCGGGTAAATTTCCCAATACAGCATGTGAAGTGTTGTATCAAAGAAAGCAATTTTCGAACATTCGAGCATCAAAAATTGATGACTGGAAGACCTATCAAAAGGTTTACAACGTCGCGAAAATAGTTTATCATAATCCAGAATTCGATAATACAAAGAATGCTCTGTATTTTCATGGAACCAAAATCAATCCGAAGTGGAGTCGACAAATGATCAAGACCGTCTT